TGACCAAGAAAATCGTGTTCGAACTCTATGTTTATAACGCGGACGGGAAGGTAGTTGCTCAGTACGAAACAGACCAGTTTCGCTATGACTTCTATGGACTGGATGCCGGTATCTATACGCTGGGCGTACGTGGCCGCAATGAAAACGGCATGAAGGGTGCCGAAACCCAGGTCAGCCTGGTGATTGGCGCGCCTTCTGCACCTTCGTTCATACAGTGGACACCAGGCATCTTCTCGGCCGATATCGTTCCGGTGATGAATGTCAGCGCAACAACAGATACGACATTTGAGTTCTGGTACACAGGGGAGGTGCCGGCCAGCTCAATCGGTGCCGTGGAGTCGGAGGCGCAGTTTCTCGGCAGGGCTTCACAGTGGACACTTCATGGCCTGAAGGCTGATAAAACCTACTACATGTACGTCAGGACCAAAAACGCGTTTGGCGTGTCGCCTTTCGTGCAGGTATCGGGTCAGGCATCTTCCGACATCCCTGGTATGATTGATTACATCGATAAGGCGATAAGAGAGTCGGAAGCATTCGACCGTCTTACTTCCAACATTGATACGAACATTGAGGGGATACTGCAGAACGCCCTGAACCTTGATGCATCTGTCGATCACCAATTCGAAGCTTACGGACGCAACCGCGCCGATATCATCTCTGTAAGCCAGACGGTTGCAGACAATAACAGCGCCTACGCTCAGAAGTTTGAGCAAATTCAGGCGCAGTCAGACCAGAACACAGCATCTGTGCAACAGGTTTCCAGCGCTTACTCTGACCTCAGCGGCAAACTTTCTGCCCAGTGGGGCGTGAAGGTGCAGGTAGACAATAACGGCAACAAATACGTTGCTGGCATGCAGTTGGGTGTTGAAGGGAATGGCGGCACAACTCAATCATTTGCTTTATTCAGTGCCGACAACTTTGGCATCTACAACACCACCAACGGCACCTATCAGCTCGCATTCACCGCCGTTAACGGACAGGTGTTTATGCGGGACGCCTTCATTAACTACGCATCAATAACACTTCAAAAAGTCGGATCTTGGTATTCAGCAAACTATGTAGCCGGGCAGACGGGAACGATAATGCGATCTGATGGGAGCTTCGAATTGAACGGAAGCGAGTCTGGGCAAGGCAGGATGGTGCAGAGTAATAACCAGATCAGCGTTTATGACGGTAATGGTGTTCTGCGCGTCAGGATGGGGAAATTAAGCTAATGGCATACGGATTTGGAACATGGGATGCCAATGGGGTCGATAACAATACCGGGCTCGTTAAAGTAAATGCGCTCGGTGTTATGTCCATTGACGCTACAAGTAATTACAGCCAGGTATTTTCATTGCCTTCTGGATACTCCCTGGATTATCTATTTCAGCCCAACGGGAATAGGAGTGGCAATGGCAGAAAGAGGATATATGCAAGCGGAGCCAGTATGGTTGTCACTCAGGTATCAAGTTCGGATTTTTCTACAGGCACCGTTCCTAATGTCCCCGGAAATATTCTGGTATTCGTGAGGTAGTATGGCATACGGAGCTATTCTGACAGACGCTGCAGGAGTTCCTTTTTATATTGGGGACACAATGCCACTTACCCTTTTAGAAAAACGCGTGCTGAATGTTCCACAAGCGTCAGGGAGCGGCGAAGTAATAAACCTCTTCAGTAATGATGGAGCCATCAGGTTTGTTTTTGTAAACAGTAATGGAGCCCAGGGTAGCGCTCAAAACACCTGTGAAGCGCTGGAGTTATCTAGTGGAGTTTGGAGCTTACGCTGCGCTGGCGCGTCAAGAAAAGTCAGCGTTTATATTTTCGGCTATCAGTTTCAGCCAGTTCCTGCCTGGGGTATTCAGATTAATGACTCTCAGGGCAGGTGCATTCTAACAAATGAAACGAAAGTACTTCGAGACGTTCAGAAGCTGGGCGATGAAGGATCAGATACAGGCTCAGGCTTTAACGCCAACTTCATGCTAACTGGGGAGTGGGCTGTAGTTCCAGCCTATACTGGAAACTATACCGGGACGGTAAGCCAGGGCGGCCAGGTGTATCCGGTTGTTGCACAGTTTGCAAGTAGTGCAAGATTCAACGGTAGCACGACGCAAATTACCAGCGGCTATATTGGCAACCTTAATACAGGAGGCGGAGGCTCCGGCACCCTTACCAACTACCGAAACCGCTTGGTAGCTGTAAATGTTCAGAGATATTAGGATTTTCGATCTTAATGATTGATAAATAAAGTTGATGATATTTTATGGCGCAGGTATAAGGGAATGAAACAGACAAGGACGATGAAATGAAAAGTAAACTCTTAGTGGTAGTTGTAATGTTGCTCGCAGGATGCCAGACGCTACCTCCTGTAAAATGCTCTGCAACCGCCAGAATCGGCGGGCAGGATGTGGCGGTGCCTATCTATGGTGTTAAGACAGTAGCAGGCCAGACTAAATATTACGCGGGAAATCCTTTTGGATGGAAGTGGGTTTCTAAATCAAACTTCACCCATAGCACCTGCGAAAAATAGTAAATAACTCAAATCAATGAACCCGGCCACCGCGCCGGGTTTTTTATTGCCCGGAGAAATCTATGCCAGCAGGCACTATTGCACTAACTAACAACTCAACCGCAGTTACCGGCTCAGGTACTAATTTTTCTTCCGAGCTAAAAGCTAACGATTTTATTGTCACCGTTGTAGGCGGGGTGACTTACACGCTTGGCGTGCAGTCAGTTAACTCAGCCACAAGCGTGACACTGACTACGGCATATAACGGCCCGATAACGTCTGGGCTGGCATGGACTGCGATTCCTAATGCGGCGCTGGTTGGGATTACTGCTCAGGTAGCAGCTGATGTTGCCAGGGCTATTCGCGGGCTCAATCTCGACAAAGCTAACTGGCAGCAAATATTCAACGGAACCGGAAATGTAACGGTTACCCTTCCGGATGGGACATCATGGACCGGGCCCGCATGGAATGGCATTGCAACCACCGTTTCCGGAAAATTGGATAAGAGTCAAAACCTGAATGACCTGACAGATAAGGCCGCTGCTCGAACAAACCTTGGCTTTGTGGATGGTAAGTTGCCTATAAGCCTTGGAGGCACGGGAGGAAAAACGTTATCTGAAGCTCAATCTTCTTTGGGTATTAAACCAGACGCATTTAGCCCCGGGGATCTGGATGTTCCATGGATCGTCCCCACAACAGGTAATGGCTGGAGCATTGCGATACCCAGCGTTGTAAGAACGGGATATCGCAAAGTGTCAGGACAGGTTCAGATGTCCGTTAACGTAACCGCAAATGGAGCTAAAAATGACGGAGTAGTCATATTCACTATTCCAGCTTCTTATGCACCTAACACTGTTATTTCCGTTCCATCTGCATTATCTGATCTTACAACCGCGGCTCGTTTAGAAATAAACCCGAATGGTAATGTTGTATGCCAGGGTTATTCAGGCAGCCAAAGGAACATGCGTATCTATGTCGAATATCCACTTCAGTTATAGCAGAAAGAGAAAACCATATGTTAAAGCTTAATAAACTCGATAAAAAAGGCGCTTTCATATCTGACTACATCACGGAAGATGAAAGCAGGCCAGAAAACTGGACAGCCGATCTTGTAGGTAATGGCTTTTATAAGGCTGTATACAAAAACGCAGTCAAAGATACAAGTACAGGGGAGTGGTCTGGTGGTGAGTGGATAGAAGAAGGCGGTCCGTCAATGCAAGAGAATCAACTTAATGCCGAAGCCACGTTGAAAGAGTTACGCGATGAAGCAAACTCAGCGACATACCCCCTTAGCCTTAAAATTATGGCCGGTCGTAAATTAACTACATCTGAAGCCGAAAAGCTAAATGCATGGATTGATTATACCGATGCACTTGATGCTATAGATACATCAAATGCACCTGATATCAAGTGGCCCGCAAAGCCATAATCTACTCCATTAATTTCCAGCTTTTCCAAACGCCTTCCTTAGATATTCCTGAGAGGGCTTTTCAAAAAAATGAAATGAAGCAAGGCTGATCGGAATAAGCACCAACCAGAAAGCGATAAAAATATATGGGCTATAGAATATGTCTCTTGATTTATTCATTAAATCACAGCATGTCGCAAAAGCTATCTGCAAAGGGAAGTGCAACAGATAAGAGGAGAAGCTTATGTTGCCCAGCCATTCAAGGCTTTTGCCTGAGTCGTGGGCGTATGCGCTCAAAGAAGCTAAGGCGCAGACTAGTGGCAAGAATCCCATAGAAACTATCAGGTAAATGTTTTTCACGTAAAACCAAAAAATGACGCTCCAGGAAGCGATGCATAAGATTGCAAAAAGCGTCAAAGAAAACAAAGCTCCCCTCTGCGATATTAATGCGGTGCATGCAATGTAAGCAACAACGCCAGTGTAAAAACAAAACATACCGCTAGCTATCATGGGGTTTTCATCAGAAAAATAGTAGGATGAAACTATAATAAAGATTGATACTGTTAGTGGTCTTTTTGATATTAAGCTGATAGTGAAGAAAATGGTGTAGAGAAGAACCTCAATTGAGATTGACCAGCTGGGTGCGTTAAACGACCATCCGTGCTGGAACCCCCAAGCCTGTATCATTAAAATGTTTAAAAATGCATGATATAAATCATTTTGTTGATATACAAAGAAGCTATTGTGATGTTGCTTGAAAAAGAACTGAAGCAGTCCTACCAAGATAGAGCTTAAAATAAAAAGTGGATAAAGTCTGGTTATCCTTTTTACAAAAAACTCTTTAGCAGTTACAGCTCTGGATTGAATCTTTGAATAATAAAGATGAAAAAAAACAAAGCCGGATATGACGAAGAAGAGCTCTACCGCATGCAAGCCATAGCCATAAAGAATAGAAAATGCCTGGTAAAAAGGCTGCTTTTCCATGGAAAGGGTGAATGTTCCATTATCAAGATGGAAGAAATGCCTCCAGTGCCAAAATACTACTGAAAGTGATGCTATACCACGTAGTGCGTCAAGCGTGTAGATTCTCTCCCCAAAAATATTCTTCAATTTAATTCCTTAGCATGACCTGATTTTTGCTGGCACATATTATCCAAAAATACTTACTATGAGTACCTCTCTTCGCTGTAAGAGAAGCAATGAGGCACCGAAAGCAGAAAAAAGCCCCGGCGACGGGGCAGAACGGACCGCGCCAGTCTGAGCAGGTAACGGGGTGTGATTTGAGATTAGTCATCACAGAAACGGCGGGCAAAAAAATACCCGCCCCCCAATGAACAGGGCAGGTACAAAGTGAGGTGAAGCGCTAGAGCGCGCATGGGTGCTCTGTTGTTATCGGCCTCTCTACAGTGCACACAAGAAGGGAGTGGGGTGGATTTCCCTTCTTGCGTCAGATTGGCAGAACTATCCGTTTCCACCTATCTTCAGAAAGTCTATTCATAATGAATTCAACAACAAGCGTAAGCGGTAAGCTTTTTTGGTGTAGTGCTGCTGAACGTGTGACACAAAAAACCGGCGCGCTGGCCGGGTAGGTGAATCAAATATCCGGCTTCATGCGGCCAAAAACTTTTTCAATCCCGGCCTCATACTCTTCTTTGTTGTCACTCATTGCCGCTACACCAAGAAGTTTGCCGATGTGCTGACGTAAAGCCTTAACGCCGATTTCAGAAAGAAACAGGTGTAGCTTATCTGATTGCTTTCCATTCTCATCTCGACTGGCGCGTATCTGTTCCAGTATCTTGCCTTTGCTCTTAGCTAAAGGGACGTAAATTTGCATATTAGTCAATTGACCGAAGCGGATAGGCCTGCCTTTTTCAGGTCGATTAAGTCCATATAAGCGGTACCACTCCTCATAAAGTTCGTCCGGAAATTCTTTTTCATACTGCCTAGCCTCCTCTCGGACAAACGCCTTAAATGCGTCAATTACTTCCTGAACTTCTGGGCGATACCCTGCAATGGCATATGCCAAGCCTTTAAGTCCCGACTTCATTGAAGCACTAGCTAAGGCCTGCGCCTGCTTGGCCGCTTCAATACGTGTTTTTGGCAACGCTCCAGCCATGTTTGCTTGGATAAGTGCGTTAGCTATATCACCAATTACAGTAATATCGTACCCTTGGGCGCCGGTGAAACCTAAAGTTGCCCCATCGGGCTTCCATTGAAATATAAAGGGTTTTGCCATTTTAGACATCAAAATTGGATCAACGTAAGGGGCCATATATTGGGCGCTTAAAAGACGATCAACCTCCTTACTGTAAACGCCAAGCCCAAGAAGTTTTCCAAGGCCAGCCTTAGATACTACGACTGTTTTATCGACATCATCGAGAACGTAACATTCTGTATCAATCCCAAATTCCTTAACAAAACTTCCCTTATGAGTTGCCTTATAACCCCATCTTGCAGCAGCACCTTTTTTCGCCTGTTCGCTGCGTTGTTTTGAAGTCAAGGATTTGGCGCGAGCGACGCCTCCCTTCGATTTTCCTTTTGGCTCTTTCTTATTATCTGACATATGCAAGCACCTTTGCTGTTGTGTATGCTTGCATATTAGACAATTTAGCGCGTGAAATGCAAGCACGATTTATCTGTTGTGCTTGCAATAAAAGTCGCATTTACAAATTTGTGAGCCGCTCCGCCTTGATCAAAAGCACCGATCGATATTACTGTTTATCCATACAGTATTTATCAATGGAGGATTTGTCATGCCGCGGGATTATGAGATTAAAGATGCATTTGTAAACGCCATAAGGCGCAGCCCGGATGGTGGCGTCACTG